CGGCGCTGTCTTATCTATCAATTTACGACCTACGGCATTCTCTATACCAATGCAGGCTATTCGATATCAGGCGGCGCGGACATCCTGCCGCATGAAGATATCGAAGTTTACGGCTCCGATGCCATCACCCCCGCAGCTGGGATCAAAGTTGAGCAAATCTCCTCGGTTGGTAACTGTGTACTCGACATTCGCCGTGGAGTCATTGCCGGTGGCGCGGGGAATTTCCTGCCGCGTGGCATCGATATCGTGTACGACTCCAGCATCTTAGAGAAAGTGCACTTTGAGCAGTGCACGACCGGCCTGTATCTGGATGGCATCGGCACCCATGTGATGATTAACTGCGCCGCCGCCGATACGGTCACGAACCTCGTTGAGATTGCTGCGACCTTCCGCGGCTCCCTCACCATGATCGGCTGCCGTCGGGGGAGTGCGACCAACTTCATCAAAGACAATCGTGTTGGGGGACTTGGAACACCCACCTCGATTGATATTCCGTTCCTGCAGATCGGCCCCGGCAATGCCTATTCGATCAGTGGCATCACGCAGGCGGCCAGTGCCGTGGTCACTCTCAATTCCGCCGCTGGATCCAATCCAGCCGTTGTCGGCTCGCTGCTGAACTTTTCGGGTGTGGCAGGGATGACGCAGATCAACGGTCTGCGCGGAACGGTGTCCGCGATCGGAGGTTCAACGGGAGCGTGGACGGCGACCACCAACATCAATTCCAGTGGGTTCTCGGCCTACACTTCCGGCGGTGTGGTAGCGACCCCGGCCAACCGGGGGATCAGTGCGCCCAATACGGCCAGTGCCTGGTGTACTTTCGATGGGACCAAGACAGGCACGAATGCGCCCAACAACGGTTTCAACGTCAAATCGGTGACGCGCAATTCAGCCGGCAACTATTCGGTGAACTTCGAGAACGCGCTCCTGGCGAGTAACTCACAGGCCATCGCGGTGACGACCGCTGGGCTGACTGCCTACAGCATCAACAATGCAGGTCCTGCCACTGGGTTTGCGCAGTTCATCGTGGAGGTTCTGAGTGTCTCGGCGGGCGCGATGGTCGCGACCCCGACGGATAACGGCTTTATCACCTTCATCTGCTTTGGCCTCGGAACATAACCAAGGAACATCATGGAAATGGGGGCTGCGGAAGGATCATTTCCCGACACTGAAGATAACCTGGAGAGCCATGCCAAAAAGACCATAACCAAACAAGCGGAAATGTGGCTAAGGATTGATGGCGTTCTGCACCGCGCAACGGAGTTGTTCGGCGAGTGGAAGGCCAAAATGGCCCATTGGAGTGATCGGGGACCCAGGGATTATGAGGCAGCCGATAAGGAGAGCTTGCGTGAACTCGTACGCAATACAGTGCGCGCAACGGTTGAGATTCAAGGCGGCTATCAGGAAGGCGGAAACGGGAGTAGTCCACAGTGGCGCAACTGGGTGATGACGATGCTGGGAACGCTGATCGTGATCGGAATCACGGGCCTGATCGTGATGTACGCCAACCAGAAGGCGATGAGCGAGCGGATGGACGGCTTCGAGCGCCGAATCTCGAACATCGAGCACAAACTGTGGCCATGACGCGCATTGGTTCTAATCAGGAGTCCCCGGATGAGTCGATCACGGCTCACCCCAGCTCTCATGTCAATGTCAATCGGTTCACGCTGCCGAAAGATCCGTGGCAGTTGGGAACTGCCATCCTTTTGGCGCTGTCGATTCTCGTCAATGTTACTCTCTACATGCAGCTTCGTCATACGGAGCAGACGGTTGATCTGGACCGGTACGACGACAACACGTTCATCAACGGGCGGTTCGCTGATCTTGCGGCGCAAGTGAAGGCGGACCACGATCTCATCCAAGCTTATGGCCTGCAAAAGGCAGTGAAGGAGAAGTGACATGAGTGGCGGCGGACATATCATCATTCGAGATGCGATCAAACAGGCATTGAGCAATCCTGTGGTGCACGGGGCATTGCCAGCCGACACGCGAGCTGAGGTTGATCCCATCCTCGCCAAGGATACGAGCGCGTGGACCGAGAATGAGGACTGCCTCGCGTTTGCGGCCTTCCACTGGGCGCATGCGCACTGCTGACATGACCGGTACCGAAGTTGCTTTGGTGATCACCTCGTGTGGCACGCTGCTCACGGCCATCGGCCAGATGTACAACGTGTTCAATATCCGGCGACTGGAGAAGAACACGAATTCTATCTCCACGCGCAATGAGGCGATTGCCAAGCAACTCGGCATCACTGAGGGGAAGGCGAGCGAGAAGGCGAATCCGTCATGAGCTGGTGGGAGGCGATCAAGGAGCTGTGGCGCGATGCGCGGGGCAAAACCGAAGAGCCCAAACCCTGGTTACCACCGCATTCCTGGCCGCACGACAAACCTTTGCCGCCGCCACCTGAGAAGAAGAAATGAGCGAAACGCTTGGGGAGAGACAACGTCGATTCCTCCCGCTCGTCGCCAAACTGATCGACTTCGCCTATGCGCAAGGATTCGAGCTGACCGCCGGCGAGCTCTATCGTACGCCCGAACAAGCCGCCCTCAATGCGAAGAAGGGCTCAGGCATCGGTAACAGTCTGCACACGCAGCGCCTGGCCGTGGACCTGCAGCTATTCAAGGATGGCGTATACCTGACGGCTCCGGACGCGTATAAGTTTCTGGGGGACTTCTGGAAGACGTTAGACCCAGACTGCGCTTTCGGCGGGGACTTTAAGAGCGTGGACGCAGACCACTTCAGTCTTAGCTATGGCGGGGTCAAATGAACATCGGGGTTACAATACCAACATGAAATCAGAAAGTTGGTGCCCGATTAAATCCTTCGAAACTCTCTACGAAGTTAGCGATTTGGGTCGCGTACGGAGTCTCCCTCGCATGACGCCTCATGGAATAAGAGGTGGAGTCATTCTAAAAAGACGGGCTGATGGCATCGACGGACGTCCCAAGGTCGGGCTATACAAAGATGCGGTTCGCACCGACAGAAAAGTGCATTTGCTCGTTCTTGAGACTTTCAAAGGAATGAGGCCGTCTTCCCATCATCAGGCGTGTCATAACGATGGAGACATTCATAACAACCGACTGGACAATCTACGCTGGGATACTAGGGTGGCTAACCATGCGGATAGCGTTAGGCATGGAACTGCGGTTCCCCCAAAACCCATATTCAAACTGACGCCTGAACAGGCGCGTGAAGTTTCCCGGCGCAGAAACGCAGGTGAGGAATGCCTGCCGATAGCGCGAGATTTTGGCATTACACGCCAGCACGTTGGCGTGCTCGCTCGGAGATTGCAGCTATGACACTTGGCGAAAAAGCTCTGCAGATCCTACGCACAGTCGCTCCCACGGTTGCCCTGGCGGTCGGAGGGCCGTTCGGGCCTTTGGCCAGTGCCGCCCTCTCAGCCGTACTCGGAACGCCCAAGGACGACGGTAAAGCGACAGAGGCGGCATTGCTGACAGCGACCCCGGATCAGCTGTTGGCACTCAAGAAAGCTGATCAGGACTTCGAGCTGCAGCTGGAGAAGCTGGGGATTGAAAAGGACAAGCTGGTCTTCGACGACATCGCCAATGCTCGAGCTCGGGAGATTGCGGTCAAGGACTCAACCCCGCGGTACATGGCCTATCTAGTCACGGTGGGGTTCTTCGGGGTGCTGGGGTATCTGGTGGTGGAGGGAAAGCCCGTCAGCGGCGGGGACGTCATGCTCGTGATGGTCGGCTCGCTGGGTACGGCCTGGACGGGCATCGTTGCCTACTACTTCGGATCCTCAGCTGGTAGCGCAGCCAAGACTGACGCGTTGAATACCATTGCTGTCAAAAAGTAGGTGCAACCATGATCGGACTTATCCTGCTCGTTGCCGCTTTCGTGCTGTTCGTCCTGGCAGCGCTGAACGTGCCATCCCCCAGGGTTTCACTGGGCTGGGCGGGTCTTGCCTGCGTGGCGGCTTATTGGATCTTTGTAGGCCATCCAATCAGCTAGCGCCTCGCGTGCATTCCCTTCAGGACACATTCATTGCCTCGCAGCAAAAATAGTTCAGCGGTTTTGAGCGCTTCGCAGACACTTACTCTATAGGAGCCGCACTTCCGCTATCCGAGCAACACTTCTGACCATGTTAGCGGGCTGATGCGATCGATGTACTGACGAAGCACTTCCTGCTTGTACCATTCAGCCTTACGTTCATCGA